AAGAATTAAGAAAGAAAAATGAACCCATGTCTTGAATTATAGAGATCAATCACTATAATCTCCTATAACGATCCGAAACTCAAGGATTGTTATCAACCCTTCTAGGAGATTATATTCCACAATGACAAACGAAAGCCAAGTTGTAAAGGTCGAAAAGTATCTTCGTAAGTTTGCTACCAAGGGCCGTTCCGTCTCGGTCGGCAAGATCGCAGCCGCCGCTAATATCAATAAGGAAAATGTGTACCGGCGTGTCTATGATCTGAAGAATGACTACAATCTCAATATTCAGAGCTTTCAACGAATCAACGGTAAGACCCGACAGGTCGAAACTGCATATTCGCTGGCTGCGTAAAAATATACGGACAAACCCATAAAACGTGATTTTTGGAATCTATATAGTTTTGATTCCTCAAGCCACGTTTTATGGGAGAGTTTATGCAAATCTCGATCAAGTCTGATGACCTAAGAAAAGTTAAGCTATTTGTCGCCACCCCAATGTACGGGGGTCAATGTTTCGGTCTCTATATGAAATCGTCTCTAGACCTACAGAGCATGTGCTGGCAACATGGCATCGATCTACGTTTCTCATTTCTATTCAATGAGAGCCTGATTACAAGGGCAAGGAACTACCTTGTAGATGAATTCCTTCGTTCCGACTGTACACATCTCTTATTCCTCGATTCTGATGTTCACTACAATCCCCAGGACATTCTGGCCCTGATAGCCCTGGACAAGGACATTATCGGTGCCCCCTACCCCAAGAAATCCATCAACTGGCGTAATGTCAATGCTGCGGCTGTCCGAGGATATGAAAATGCTATCCAGGCTCATAAAGAGGGTAAAGAGTTCAAGTTCGATGTGGGTCAGTTAGAAAGTCTTGTCGGTGAATATGTCTTCAACCCGGTGCCCGGAACAACCCAGTTCAAGGTAGTCGAGCCTCTAGAGGTTCTAGAGATCGGCACTGGTTTTATGATGATCAAACGCCACGTTTTCGACAAGTTCAAGGCCGAGTATCCACATCTGAATTATAAGCCTGATCATGTGGGACAGAATAATTTCGATGGTTCTAGATATATTCATGCATACTTCGATACTGTGATTGATCCTGATACCCATCGATATCTCAGCGAGGACTATATGTTCTGCCAGTACTGGCGGGCGATTGGTGGCTCAGTATGGTTATGCCCCTGGATGAAAACCCAGCATTTGGGTACTTATGCATTTAGTGGTGATATGAATAAGGTGGCAGAGCTAACTGGTAACTTGTGAAAAGCACACTTTTGATTATGTAGCCAATTGAGAGGAATAACATATGTTGATGAGCTATAACAATGATCGTAGGTCTATCTGGTTTTCTTGATTCGGGAAAAGGTACAGTCGGTGATATACTAAGGGATAAACATCGTTTTGCGAAGAAGTCCTTTGCCGATCCTCTTAAAGACGTGGTGTCTACAATATTCGGTTGGAACCGGGCTTTACTGGAAGGCGATACCAAGGACAGTCGAGAGTTTCGAGAACGCAAGAGTAAGCGATGGAGTCAGAGATTTGGTTATGATGTGACACCCCGTCTTATGCTACAGAAGATGGGAACAGAAGGTGGTCGTGATGTTTTTCATCCTGACATTTGGCTTTATGCTCTTGAAGACCGAATTCAGCATGACACTAATGTTGTTGTGCCTGATGTTAGGTTTCCTAATGAAATCGCCTTCCTGAAACGACTAGGTGGGGTTACGATAAGGGTGAGGCGTGGTAATGAGCCTGTCTGGTGGGATACTGCTCTCGACCAGAATAAGAATAGGTCTTATTATGAAGATGCTCATGTGAAATGTCAGATGACAAAAAAATATCCTCATGTACATTTTTCCGAATGGGCTTGGATTGGTCAAGAGTTTGACTATATCATTGAGAACAATTGGACGCTCGATGCCCTGGAGAAAACTGTAGATTCTATCATAAAGAACTATCTCTAAGAGAGAAGTGTGAAATGAAAATATCCAAAGAAACTCTAAAAATGTTCAGGCATTTTATGAAGTTCAATCCTCATTTCCTAATCATCCCGGGAAATATCCAGAGAACCATGAAGACAGATTTCTCTGTTATTGTAGAGGCCGAATTTGAGGAAATCTTTCCAGAAGAATTTGGCATCAGTGATTTGGGTATTTTCGTCGGAAGCGTCCTGGCCCTGGGCGAGCCTGATCTGGCATTCAGTCCTGAGTTCGTTACAATTGGCGATGGACGTTCCCAGCTACAATTTCGGGCCAAGGATAAACGTGGTCTGATCAAACCTTCCTCTAAAGGTGTAGACCCCGAGAAGCTAGGCAAGGTGGATTTTAGCTTTAGTCTCAGCGAATCTACAATGAAAAAGATCATCGATATAGCCACCTTAAATGAACTGGAAAGTCTGACCCTGGTAAATAGTGGGGGGAAGTTTCGAATCAAGAGTTCCAGTTCAGGAAATAATAATAAGATATCTAATGTCTTTACCGTCGATATGCCCAAGGTCGAGGCCCAAGACTTTAATATCTTATTTCGAACAGAAAATTTGAGTGCCTGCCTGACCGATGATTACGAAATATCTGTTACCGAAAATGGTCAATCGGTCTTCCAAAACAAGAACAAGAAGATTAAGTACTACATAGCGCCAGAGCCATAGAGCTATGAAACTTATTCATCCTAGTATCATAACAACCATCTTCTGGCCTACAGTCCTCAACAAATATGGAAAGGAAAGAGTTGATTCGTACAATCGACTCATGTATGGGTACGCTTCACTCACTACCGAGGCAAGACGACACTGGTTAACTGCTGAACAAGACTTTTGCATCTCACTCACACTAAGGGAAAAATACTATGACGGTAACACCTAAGACCTATGTTGATATCAACTCTCTATCAGACACAGACAAGAAGCGGGTGAAGAAGGCCATTAGTGAAATCAATGATTCGCTGACCCGGGTAGCGGCCGAGCGAGACCAGCAGAAGGTTATTCTGGATGATATCGAAGAAGACCTGGGTGTTGAAAAGAAGCTACTACGAAGGCTTGCTAAGGCATACTTCAAGGCCAATTATTCCGAGGAAGTTGAGGCCGATGAACGGTTTGATACCTTCTACAATGGTATTCTGAAGGGAACGGTCTGATGACAGCAAATGAAGCAGATAATTTTGCAAATCGCCCAACGGTTTATTATAATGATATATCTGATGGAATGGTGAAGGGAAATCTTATCAAAATACTTGATAATGGTTATTTTCTCATTTGGTTTCCTGATAGTGGAAACTTTAGGAAAGTAAATTATGTATTGGTGACCACAAATGCTCCGAAATAATGAATGGCTCTGGACAGAAAAATATCGTCCTCTTAAGGTCGCGGAATGCATTCTTCCTGACCGCCTGAAGAAGCCATTTCAGGCCATCGTCGATTCCAAACAGATCATGAATATGATGCTGACCGGCAAGTCAGGAACCGGCAAAACGTCAGTAGCCATAGCCATGTGCGAAGAAGTGGGTACGAATTACCTTCTCATCAATTCCTCTGACGAAAGGGGAATTGATGTTGTCCGTTCCAAGATTGTGGGGTATGCCGGGACAAAAACTATAGAAGGAAGTCAGAAGGTTATCATTCTCGATGAGGCCGATTCTATCACGGACGATGCTCAGGACGCCCTGAGAGGCACCATCGAGAAGTTCTCCAATAACTGTACCTTCATATTTACCTGCAACTATCCATCTAAACTGATGGATGCCATTCATTCCAGGTGTGTGCAGGTGGAATTCTCATTTAATAGAGAAGAAAGACCACTACTGGCTGCTCTATTCTATAGAAAGCTAGAACAAATTCTAAAGACAGAAGGGGTTGGATATGATAAGCTCGTTCTACAGAAACTTGTCGAGAAGAATTTCCCAGATTTCAGGCGAACTATTAATGAACTACAACACCTATGTCGTGGTGGCGAACTTAGTTCCTCTGCTCTTGCTGATATTATTGGGGTCAAGACCCTTCAGGAACTAGTGGGGTTTCTAAAAACTAAGAACTATAATTCGATACGAGAATGGGTGACCAATAATTCTGATGTCGAGACCAGAAGAATCTTTCGGGCCATATATGATTCTCTCAATAGGTTCTTAAAGCCCGAGAGTGTTCCTCAGGCCATAGTCATTCTTGGTAAATATCAGTTCCAGGCCGCATTCGTGTCAGATCAGGAAATCAATCTCGATGCCTGTCTGGTCGAGTTAATGTTTGACTGCGAGTTTCGCTAATGAAACTCTTAAGACTTCCTGCCCTGGACCTGCAACAGAGTGCTACTTATCGTTTCGACACACCCAACAAGGATTATTGGGCACTATACTATCTTTGTTGTGGTGTCTGCGCAAACATGGTTCATATGGAATTGAGAGATGACCACTAAACTAAAGAGGGCTTGTCCCACATGCGGTGCCAAGACACAAAAACTTCATTGGGAAGAAGATCATACTTGTCCATACCAAGAAGATATAAACGATGATTCTGAAACCCTTTGCAATTGTTGTGCTGATTGCCAACATGAATGTTTAATGGACATATGACCACTAAGAACCTATTCAAAGATATCATTCCCTCGATCATGACCACTGGTAAGGTCGAGGTGACCGAAGACAATAAGAAAGACTATGTGCCCTTTGTCGTGAACAGGGCACTTTCCTTTCATCTAGATTGCCTTCTGGCCGCCAATGAGATGAACAAGCTTCCAGGCCTTGATCCCGTTATGCAATATCATTATCTGATTGGGTCGGTTCGTAAATACAAGAGGCCATTCAAGAAATGGTTAAAACGTGAAAAGAACGATAAGCTAAATAGTGTCAAGAAGTACTATAACTTTTCGACCGCCAAGGCTAAAGAAGCTTTATTATGTCTGACAGGTGAGCAATTAGATGAGATAAGAAAAGAAACAGAAGTGGAATAAATATGTTGGACATTAAGGAACTTGTCGAAGTTACCCTACCAGAGCCAGACTACTTTCTAAAAGTCAAAGAAACCCTTTCCCGAATAGGCGTGGCTAGTAAGAAGGACAAAACTCTCTACCAGTCTTGTCACATCCTTCATAAGCAAGGGAAATATTACGTCATTCATTTCAAGGAATTATTTCTGCTCGACGGAAAGCAGTCAGATTTTTCCGAGGATGATAAGGGCAGGCGTAATACTATAGCCAATCTTCTACATCAGTGGGAACTGGTCAATCTGGTAGACGAGCTAAAGT